GCGCGCGAGGCGTGCCGTCTGCCCCGCTTGCCGAGCCTGGTACCCGCCTTGGATTGACGCCGGGTTGTCGGGCTTCACCGAGGCAAGCCGCTCGGCGAATGATCCAGTTGCCGGAGCAACGTCGCTTTTGACGCGAATGTCGGAGGCAAGCGCGCCCACGATCGGACCGATGAAGCTCAAAGCAGCCCCGGTGCCCTTCTGGGCCCGCGCGGCATTGCCGCTGGCGATGTCGGTCTGAAGTTGTTGGGCTCCGAGCTGAGCCTGCTGGTTCGACTGCGCCGCTTGCAGACTGCCGGTTCTCTGTTGCAAATCTTGCGCTCGCTGCTGTGCCAGCTGCTGCCCGAGGGTTTGCTCGGCTGCCACTTGCTCCTGAGCGCGGAGCATGGTTGCGTCACGGTTCGCTGCTGCCATCCCGGTTGCGGCCGCGTCAGCCCCGCTTCGAAGAGCGAGGCCGCGATTCACGCCTCGCGAGTTGGCCGCAATCCTGGACGCATTCTGGAACGCCTGCGCGATCCCTTGCTGCCCCTGCAACGCGGCTACGCTCGGGGCCTGCCCCGCGACGCGCTGTTGGAGCGCCCTGGCGAGCGAATTTTGATTTGCCCGCGCGCGCTCCGACGACGCCAGGTCCCTGTTCGCTTGGGTCTGGTCGAGATTCTGCGCGGTCGGAGTGAACGACGCCTGACCGCCGATGGTCGATTTCACGCCGCCCCAGAGCTTGTTTCCAACTGAATTCAGGGCGCCGCTCCCGACAACAGCGCCCACGGGGCCACCCACAGCGAGTCCGATTGCGCCCTTGCCGACCTTCTTTACTGTGTTCCAGATGCCCATTACTTCTTTGCTCCCTCTGCCCTGCGACCCGAACCAGGCTGTTGGCCCCATTGCAGCGAGAAGCCAACGAGATTGAAGAATGTTGGGGAGGTGTTCCTGTTCACACCCTCGACCTGAACATCCTTTATTTTCAGGCGAATCGCCTGCGACTGTTGCTCTTTCACGTGGACCTGGAAAACGTGGTGGGTTGGGTTTACTGCGGCCAACGCCACATCCGATTCTGTCTCCCAGACCCGCGCCGGAACAGACTCAGTGTCCGCGTAGTCGGTGACGTACGCCACCGAGAGCCCGGTCACCGCGGTCTGGTCTGAGGTCATCACCTCGACGCGCCACACCCGCTGGAACCCGAGCAACCCGTCCAGCTTGACGTTGGCGGTCTCAATTTCGGATTGGTACCACTGGTTGTTATCGGCACCAGAGTACCCGTATGCTGGCCTGTCTAGGTACTCAGCGTTGACCGGGCCCGTCTCCCACGCCAGCATGCAGATCGGTTCGCCATTACGGACCGTCCGATCGCCAAGCGCCATCCAGTTGCGGCCAGCTGCTCGCACGAGCCCAGCGGGCTGGTCCGTGTAGAGAGGTCTAGCCATCCCGGGGACGCTCGCAGTGGTCCACCAATCGTACTGAGTGTGCCAACACAGCACAATGAACTCTCCTGAGGTCGGGTTGTGCGCAATGAAGCGGCAAATCTGGGTCTGCTGGTCCCAAGACGACGCGACGATCTCAGAGTACCCATCCTCGCGTAGCACCTTCGAGACTCCGCCAGAGATCACGCTTGTCCCGAAGCCGCGGTCCAGCAGTTCGATACCGCGCTCCGATTGGAAGCAGATGCCGCGCTCGGTACGGACGATTGAGCGCGCGTCGATGCAGCCGAAGTCGGTTGGAAGGCGTTGCGGGGTAGAGAATGAACCGTCAACTCCCAGGTCATTCGGGCCATCCCCGGACAACCAATAGATCGCGAATCGAGTCCAGATAACCATGCGATCGTCGTACGGGGCCACCCCAGTTGCCGGCTCAGGCAACAGGAATCTCAGCTCATCACTGAACGCAGGCTCCTCGCCATCAATGATCTCGTGCGAGGGAGAGACGTCGCGCCCATTGACGAGCCATAGTCGTCGCCCCCACTCGCAGACGAGCTGCGCAGGGATCGGCGTCGTACTTGGCAGCATCCTGTCCGTATAGATGGTCTGCATGTACGACTGGAACATGCGTTGAGGCTGAAGCGCGACAGTAGTCTCGGATCCTATAAGCCAGTTGTTCGTTATGATCTGCTCGCTGCGAACGAACGTGTAACCACCGTCGTTCGAGACGAACACAACGAGCTTTACGTTGCTGTTCGTTGTGATGCACAGATTGACGAACGTAACGGCAATAGTCTTCAGGCTCTCCGTGATCTCAATCATCTCGGACGAGCTTGGGTCGGAGCGTGACACACGCCCCATCATGTCTGTTCCTTCCCAAATCGCCTTGACGTAGTAGTTTCCGTTGGCGAGGCCTCCGCCTGGAGACGACGCAACCGACACCGTAATCTCGCCGGCCGTAGATTGCGGTCGACACGGGAAGCCCAACTCATGACAGGAGCCTCCGTCATACGAGAACGGGATCGAAGACGCGAAGTAGGTGCAACCGAAAGCCTCCGCCCAATCGAATCGCTGGGGGTCGCTGACGCTCACCTCGAACAGTGCAATACGATGCTCACTGTTCTCTACCGACACGATTGGTACCGCGGTGAAGAAGCGCCCCCGCTCGTACAACGATTCAACCGTGGAACCCTTGCCCTTGCTCAGGTTCACAGTCGCAGTTCCCCAGTCGTTGAACGCGATGTCACCCTTCGACACCCTGCCAGCAACCCTGTATAGGGTTACGGGGTCACCGCCATCTGCACCGTATCGATACGGAGCAACAATCTCGACGCCCACAGCATCCGATGAGCGCCCGCGGTAGACAGGCAGATAGGATTGTCCGTTCAAGGCGAATGGTCTCGCGAATGGGCAAAGCGCAAGCGTCGATGCCATCGGCACCTCCGGAACTAATGCGCGTTCTGCTCTCGCATAGAACACCATCATGTTCAGATCGCGAGTCCCGCTGCTTTCCCATGACACCCACCAATTGTCATGCCGTAGAACTCCGCTGAGATCCCTATCGCCAGCCCAGCATACCTGCTGTCCCCCAGTGCTAAATGACGTCGCGTCATCGCCGCTGGCCACGCTCACCTCGTTGTGCGAGTTCATGGTGTGGCTAGGAGAAGGCGTCGCTGAGAACGTGACGAGCATGTTGTGCGAAGTCGAACCGCACCCGCCCTCGAGCATGCCGAACACGCACGCAGCCTCGGTTCCACTCGGATCGCATGCGCACGCGAGCGTCCAAAATAGAATTGACGGGGCGGCGTACAGAGTGATCGTGTACGCAGCCTCGGAGTACGGGTAGAGCGCGACCCCGGTTGTAACGCACAGGGTTGTCCTAACGATCTTCTCTCCGTACTTCACGTGCGAATAGAACAGTCTTGGCTCACCAGCTTCAGGATCTGACGTGCAAGCATCGAAGCCAATCACGTCAGTGACAAGCACCTCAGAGTAGTCGACCTGCCAAGGCGTTGCCGCCAGAACAGACGTCACGCGAACATCGCTCGATACACTTTCGGAGCCGTCAAGGTGGAAGATGAAGAATGTCCACTGCTTCGTAAACTCGCTGAAAAGCGCGCAGACGCGAACGAACGACGAGCTGTGGGCGTCGTAAGCAAGCACCTTTCGAGCAATCACAGACGACGTTGCAACGTCAATGACAGCGTACTCGACGCGCGAGTCCTCGTTTGACTCATTGATCGTTGCCCACGCCACGCACACGACCCCGCTAGCGTTGGGCGATGGCTGCGAGCCAACAGCCGCATCGCGACTTCCGGCGAACGCGCAATCCCATGCCCAGATACGCTGCCCAAGATTCGCGTGCACAAGCTCGAGAACCTTTCGCGTGTTGAAGCGCGGCACCTCTCCTTTCGCAACGCAGATCGGTGGTTCGAAAAGCTCCGTGGCTTCGCCGTGCGCCAAAGAAATCACATTTGGCGGCTGGTGCTCACTGATATAGCTGGACTTCACCTCACCAAGCCAAAGCACTTCGTCGCCGCGCTTAGCCAGGCGTTCAGGTTGCGGAAGGTACGGGTAGCCCTGGGTAGTAAACTCGTCCGCTACCCACGCCGGCCGCTTCTGCAGGCCACCGTTGCGCACAGGGACAACGTTGTGAGCTCTGAGCAGCAATGGTGGATCGACGAGTTCTTTCGATACCTGCTGTTCCTGGCCGCCTACGAAGGGGATACTCGTTCGCTGGACATTTAGCGCCATCAGTAAATCCACACCTTCCCGCTGCATGGCTGCGAAGCGTACAGCAAAATCGTGCTCGAGTCGCTTTCGCCGTCACCAACTCCAACGGTGTCGAAAGGGAAATGTAGCGACGTAAAGATCACTCCCTGGGGTTTTCGTCCGAGCCCGTGACGCACGTACGTCGCCCCAGACTGCACCGTTGGAGGGTCCCTGGCCACAATCGTGAAGTCGCACATCACGCCACTCGCAAACGGGTTGAATGCGCGCGCCATGTCGCAGACCTGCCGAGAGATCTCTTCGACCTCAGGGAGTTGCGACTTTACCGGTTTAGGCGCTGGCTTCATGGCTCGTACGGCCACGGGCCGCCACGGCGTCGCAATCCGCCTCCGCGAATGTCGACTACGCGCTTTGGGTTCGCCGCGTCCTTGGTCGCAGACGGGCCCGTAATCAGCGACACAACCTTGCCTTGCTCAGCAAGCAGAGCGCTCGGATCCTGCTGTTGCTTCCCCAGACACATCGCCGCCACGCCGCAGATCACGTACCCGATGTGCGGATGATCCGGCATGAGCTGCGCGGTACGCACGTACGTCGCTTGCACGGCGCAGAGTTCAGTCGGAGGTGGCAGGAAGTCCACAATGGATCCCTGTCGCCAAACCTCTGAGTACTGCGGCGTCCCGTTGACGTACCCCGACAGGGATAGCTGCCGCACCGGGCCGCATCGCAATCTGTATTCGGGGGTAACCGTGCGCCAGCTTCGCGGCGTGAAGTCGATTAGCATCCCAGCCGTGTCAATCGGACGCATCGGTAGGGCGCGCTTGTCGTCAGTGGTGATCGTCCAGTTCTCCGCCGGCTCCCAGCTCGACACTCCTGACACGTCTACCTTGACCGTTGCGCGTGTCACGGTGCCGATCAGGTACTGCAACCGCACGAGCGACAGGAAGTCGTCAGGGAGCGGATAGGACGACGCGTAGCCCGTGTCGGGCCCAGGTATCGAGCTTTCGACATTGGCCTCGAATCGTGGCCACGCGATGTTTGGATCCGTTCCTGGTCGCACCTGGATCCAGGTTGTCTTCGAGAAATACTCGTCGCCGTACTTCTCGCGAAGGACCCCATGCAGTTCAGCAACTGCGATATCGATCCACGTGTCCAGCTCATCATCCGAGACGAACGGGCTGCCAACCATGTCCGCGCGCCGCAGGATTGCCTGTCTCAGTTCGTCTCGGTTCATGAGTCACCTTATAGCGCTACTCGAGTGGAGAACGTTGCGCGCCAATTGACACGCAGCGCGTTGGTGTCCGCGGCGGATCCGGACGTGTACGTAGTGATCGTGATTACACCAGCCGAGTACGTTGCTTGGATCGTGCTCGCACCACCGGAGATGTGCGGCGTGATGCTCTCCAGGTCTCCAGGCTTATTCGGTAGCGTGACGGTGAATGTTCCTGTTCCGGTTCGAGCGGCAACCCCATCACCCTTAGGAGTGGTTGGGGCAGACGTATTTGCAGTCGTAAACGATCCGCACATATCGATGCGACCACGCTTCGACGTGTTCAGAGGATGAATGAGTGAGCTATCAGACATGAGTTTTCTCCTAGGCGGGCCCCCGCAGGCAGGGCCCTAGTTTGGATTGGTTGGCTGAAGCTCAGTGCTACGAGGCCGTAGGCAGTGTAACCACCATTGAGTCGCGAGGAACGCGGCAGATCTGGTTCCAGTAGCCACCGAAGCGAAGCTCGATACCGTCAGCGTTGTAGATGGCGAGTTCACCACCGTTGGTCCCGCGAGTGAGCAGGCGGAACGCCTCGTTGAGTGACCAGAGTTCCCACGCTCCAACCCGCGTAACAAGCGGCTGGTAGCGCGGGATATTGGGCTCCGAGTAGAGATTCACTGGACCCTGCGGACCGTTGACCACGACCGCTTGGTAACTGATCGACGCGATCTGTTTCCCGTTGCTTCCGATTGCATTCGTGTTGATGCGCTGGAGGTTCGTTGCCTCCTTCGTGATGTTCCCGAGATCCATGGGGTTCAGGAAGACCGAGTCGTGCTTGCCGCCGTAACGGTCATGTAGATGTAGCGCATTGATCACAACCTCGAGAGGTGTTCCAGCCGAAGGCGCGTAGCGACAGCCAGCCATCCCGATGCTACCGCCGCGGTCGACACCAAAGAACGAGTCGCCACCACCGACGCTTGGAAGCGTGACGGGGTTCCACGAGAACACGCCCTTTGGCACAGCGTTGTAGTCCGACTTCGGAACGATGTAATCGCCAGCTGCTACACCAGACGACGCGGCAGACCAGTTACCGCCAAGCGTAACCGTACCAGCCTCCTCATCGATCGAGGTAACCGTGCAGTCGCCAGTGTTGACCGCAGAATCCCCTGCGGTGAACGTGTTGTACACGTTCCCTACGATGATGTTCCGGATCTGGGTGATATCGTCCAGAGTGATAGTCGCGGTGCCTACGTTCGATCCGGACGAGATTCGCGCGACTGCGCCGGTGCCGTTCCCGAGCACGATACTGGCAGCCCGGAACTTGAGATCCTGCATTGCCAGGTCGCGTTGCTCAACGAGCAGATCACGAAGCGCGCCAGCGTTGGACTGCGAGGCTTCAATGTCCTCGTTGCCGATTTGGCGCACCACGTACAGGCGCGAGCGCGTGATAGACGGCCTTTGGTAGTTGGGAGTTCCGGAAGCAGCCTGCG